ACAATATTTGCTAGTTTTGCGAGTGAACTTGCCGCTTCTTCAGCACTCAAATTCGTAGAATTGCCTAAATCTATCATTACTCGAGTAAAGTCTAAAATATCATCTGTTTTTACTCCCAGTTGTCCAGCGGCTTCAGCAACTGCAGAAATTTCAGTTGTTGATGCTGGGATTTCTTTTGCCATATCTCGAATACCTTGTTTAAGACTTGCCATTTGTAGCTCTGTGCCATCGACAGTCTTTTCAACTCCAGCAAATGCAGATTCAAAGTCAATAGAAGCTTTGGTTGCTGCAGCACCTAATCCCAAAATTGGAAGTGTTAATTTAGTAGTTAGTTGATTGCCAATAGATTCAATGGTTTTCCCCCATTTTTTCATATTGTTTTCAACTTTACCTAGAGCATCACTAACTTTTGTCCAGCTTGATGCTTCTATTTTTAATTTTTGTAATTCTTGTTCAGTTTTAATAATTTCTCGCTGAAGATTCCTATATGCAGCACTATTAACATCTCCACCACTTTGTATAAATTTTTGTTGGATGTTTTTAAGTTGCTCTAGTTTCTTTGATGTTTCAGCGATATTGTTACGAAGGACTGTCTGTTTTTGAGCCAGTAACTCCGTATTTTTAGGGTTTAGCTTAAGAAGAGTGTTGATTCCTTTAAGCTCCTTTGATAAACTCGCAGTTGCACTATTTACCTTTTTCAAAGCATTTTGCAATCCAGAGGTATCTCCACCAATTTCAACGATAATACCTTTAATATTACCAGCCATTTTTTACCCCCTTGCTAAAGCATCCCAATCAGCTTGAGTTGCTTTTTTCGTTTTCTGTTTCTTTTCATTTTCAACGAAGCAAAGCATTAGTTTAGCAACATCTTTGTATTCTAGTTGTTTTAAATCATCAATTCTTAATCCCATTTTTAGGCAAGTTGCAATGAATTTATGCTCCTCTAAAGCTTCGCTTTCGTTGTTGGAGTCTTTAGGTAATTTGCGAGTCGCTTGAATTAGCTCATCATCAACAAAATGAAGAAACGGCAAATTCCGTTACCTCGCCAATCCAATCTTCAGATATATCAATTTTTTCAATGCCTTTTAACCAGTTTTCAAAGCTTTCAAATTTATCATCTGCCGTTAAGATTAATATATAAGCCATTTTTTCAAGTACATCTAGAAAATCATCAAACTTTTCCATCATGCAATTATTGATAGCTTGAGTTATTTCCTCTTCGCTGCATTTTTTTTCAGTTAATTCAGCTCTTATTTTTTCTTGCTTTTCAGCAAAATTTTGAAGTACTTTTAAATCCTCAAAAATACCTTTACCAAATACTTTTTTATATTGAAATCTAGTGAACGCATTGCAAGAAATTGTATATTCTTTTCCACAAATTGTGATTGTTTTCATACCTTTACCTCCTAAAAATCAAATTATATTGATGCACCTTTCTCATGAACTGCATTAAACCATGCGTTGTATACTGATTGGTTTTCTGTTGTAGCATCAACATAACATTTAACCATTCTATCAGTTGTTCTAGGGTTCATCTTGATAGCTATAGTTTCTGTTCCTGGTTCGATTGTATCTTCTTTTGTATTGTTTTCTCTTGATGGTCTTGTAGCAGTACAATCGTAGAAACAAAATCTTCTATTGTTTGAATCTCCTTGAGCTTGGAATAGTAAAGCAAATCTTGCTATTGTATCATCTGATGTTTCATAAACTACTCCATCAGAGTCTTTTTCTTGTCCCATTATTTGTGTTAAGAAATCATCTGGTGTTATTGCAAGTTCAAGGTCGCCAGAATAACCATTGTTTACACCTGGAGCCATGAAATAAACTATGTTATCAGCATAAAATGGAGTTGCATCTCCACCCTCTGGATCAAGATTTAATCCAACTGCTCCTTTGACTGCGAATGGTGTTCCATAAGTAATTTGTCCGTTATTTTCTGTAATTTTTGCGATGTAAACATCTTGAATACCATAATTAACTTTTGACATATTATTTTCCTCCTTAAAAATTAAATTGAGTGTTGTTCCCCAATGTTATCAAGTTCAAAAAAATAGCTTACTTGCCAAACTTTTTCATCTGACAAGTAAACCTCTTCTGTTTTCTCCCAAGCGACATCGCCTAGGATGTTATCTTCTATTTTATTTTGTTCGCTTATATCTTTATCAATATAAGTGTAATCCAACTGAATTGGTGTATCTTTGACATATACAACATTATCAGCCATGAAGTTATTAGTATCTCTTGTTATAGCTACTAAATGAGGTGGCTCTGTAGCCGTTTTAAATAAACCATAAGCATATTTAAAACCTTGTTGTATACATCTTGTTTTTAAATCTTCAAGTGTCATTTTGTCCTCCTTATTCTTTGTTTAAGTAAATCAACAAATTCAGCATTGTATTTTTCTTCAACTGGTCGAATGTGAGGAATTGCTTTTGCTCTTCCACCATTTCTTGTTACATGTCCAAATTCAAGTAAATGAGTTAGTTGGTAATTAGTTTTATTCCAAATTACCTTTGTATAGTTATTAGAGCTACGCTTTTTAAGTTTTGATGCCCAACCTCTCCAATATGGATTGTTTTTTGTGCCTTTTCTTCTAGGGCTTGTAGTTTTCAGTTCGTTTATTGCTTCTTTGGTTACCTTATCGGTAACTTGAACAACATCTTCATCGACTGCCTTTTTATAACTTTTCAAAAAAGTGTTTAGCTCCTGTTCCAAGCTCTCTACTTTAATTTTTTTAGACATTGTTTACCTTCCTTTCACAGATTAAGATTATTTCATCTGCGTTGATCTCTTGAGTTCGAATTATTGAATAAGTTGTTCCCATATAAACTAATTCCGGTTCATTATTGTAATTAAGTGAGCTTATTCTTAAGCGAAGTGAAGGCTTATAGCCTAGTTCATTCGCTGAATAAAATTCATCTGCATATACATCTTCAACCTTTGTTATTGGACATTCAACTGAAACTTGTACTTTCTTTTCTACACCTATTGAGTCAGTTTGTATGGAGGTAGAAAGTAAATTGCAAATTACATCACGCATTTATCTCCACCTCCGGTTGATAATCTGATGATAAAGACAAATTATTACATAATTGTTTATAGCTTTTTTCTGCTAATTCTTTCTCTTTTATGTCAATAAAGCCAAAATTAGATTTAGCATATAAAGTAATTGCACCTTGTACTAAACAATCTTGTATATTGTCAAGAACAGCAATGCCCTGCCTTTCCATGTCAGAAATAGCAGCACTAATCCACATTTTAATTTCTTCATCTTTAGCAGTAGAAGTTTGAACGATTGATAAACTTTGTTTTACTACTTTCAACAATTCGTTGACTTGAGATGTCATTTCATATTTCATTTGCCTTTATCCCCCTTTTAAATTAGATTGAAGCTGAACCTGGTTTAGCAATTAATGTGAATGCCTTATCAGCTACTGCTTCTACACCAACATATTGTCTACCTAATATTCTGATTAAATCAGATGTCATAAGTGTTTTATCATCAAATTTGATGTCAACATCTCTACCATTTGGATAGTTTGCTAATGCACCATGGTCGAAATCTCCAACGATTGCATAAACAGCTCCGTTATTTGCTGAATCGTAAGCTGGTAATGTGTTATTGAATCTTACTCTTATATTGTCGAATATATCAGCTGGATAGTTAGCTGCAAGTTGAACAGCTTTGAAGTTAGCATATGTTAATTTATTCATAACTATTGTGTAATCTGCAGCTTCATCGCTTAAGTTAGCAACAGCTTTGATTATTGTGTCAAGAGCTGGTGCAGATGTAACTTTATTAGCTGAAACTGTGTCATAGATACCATCATCATTAACTGATAAGCTTTGTGGTAAAGCTGCGATTTTTCCAACTAATGTATCAGCTGTTTTCTTAACAACTTTGTATGTTAATTCATCATATACATATCTTAAGAATGCTTCTCCTCTCATGTCGTAAACTTCATCAGAGATAGAAATCCATTTCTTGATTGATACTGGTGTTAATGTTACGATACCTAATACTAGCTCTTCTTCATTAACTGCTGCAGCACCTTCTTTGTGGATTGAAGCATCTCCAGCACTTGCTTCAAAGTTAACTTTCATATTTCCATCAACTTCGATTTTTCTAACTAATGACATAATGTCATCTTTCTCCCATGCTGTCTTAACAATGTCATAAACGAAATCTGGAACAGCAACATTTCCTGATATACTAGCACTTGAATCAGTTGCATTTGTTGTTAATAATGCTCTTAATTCTTTTGCTTCTTTCTTTCCTTTGATATATTCTGCGAATGCGTCAATATACTCTTTTGAGTTTCTTAATTCTACTTTTTCTTCCATTTTAAATTCTCCTTTTCTTTCAATTGGTTTAACTTGAACATTTACACTTCTTTGTTCAAGATTTGTTGTGTCTTTTAAAAGTGATCTCTCCTCTTCTGGAGTGATTTCCTCTTTTACTTCTTCTTTAACTTCTTCTTCTTTGTTAACCTCTTCGTTAACTACTTCTTCTTTTTCATCTTCAGCAATTTCTTTCATTCTTGCTTCTAATTCTTCTTCAGATGTAGCTGACTTGATTAATTCTTGTTTTTCTTCTAGAGTCATTTTTAAACCTCCCTTAAAATTTTTTGTTAATGGTTCTACCACCACTTTTATTAATCCCTATTTGGTTTCTACCAACCAAAAAGAGCATGGTTCTACCACCATGCCCCTTTTCAGGTAATAAACTTATATTAAATTAAAATAAAAACGCCTTAAAATTGATTTTCAAGGCTCAATATTGCAAGTGCTTTTTTCTTTTCTAGCTCAAGCTTTCTAAAAGCTTCTTTTTTGTTTTCATATTGATTTTTTTCATTGTCATATTGTTCCTTACTTCTAGCATATATTTCTGTTGATTCATATGCAGGAACATCAACAACAGAAACATCGAATATTTTGTCAAAAGATAAAATTCTTCTAGTATCTGTTTCATAATCGTATTCTTCATTTTTGACTGTGAAAGCGAAGCTCATTTTACTTAATACACCTTCTTTGATTAGAGTGTATATATCTCTGTTAACAGATGTATCAGGTAATTTAGCTTTGATTTTAAGTCCATGGTCATCAATATTGAATGTTAATGAACCACCTCTAGTACGAGCCATTTGAAGTACATTGTTTTCGTGGTTATATTTCATAACGATGTCTGACATGTCAGCACCATCAAAAGCATTGCGATCTATTACTTCTTTCATGTAACCTAAATCAGTTACACTATCAAAAACCGCTGCATAACCTTCGACAATCATTCCTTCATCTTCAAGGGCTCTCATTTCTATAAGTCTGTATTCTTTCATTCTTCTTTTCCTCCTTGATAGTTATTTGCAATAGATGAATCAATGTTATTAAGTGATTGTAATATTTTAGCTCCTTCTTCTCCCCCAATAGGATGCATGTCTAGTAATTCAAGAGCAGTATCTTTAGTTACTAAACCATAAGGCAATATTGTATTTAATAACTTGATTTTTGAATCTATTGATGCATATTGTAATCTATGTGTAGTAAATATAATTCTATGACCATCTTTGATTGATTGTGTGTTAAATATTGCATTGGTAAATGCTTCACCTAATTGTATTGATAATGGCTCAATTACACCTTCAAAAAAGCTATTCCATTTTTCTGGATTATAATCATTTCTAATCATCTCTTCAGAGATACCAAAATAATCATAAATATTGTTATTAACTTTCTGTAATTGGTCTTTATCAAGTGTTATAGGTTTCATGTTTATTTCTTGGAATGTAGCTTTTGCATCAAGTGCTGCTATTCCATATTTATCAGCTTTGGCTCCACCAATAAAATCTTCAACAAATTTATCTCTGTCTTTCTTAATATCTTCAGACTTTAGCATTCCATTTGTGAAATTAAGAATACCTTTTAAGCTATTTGTCATTTTTATAGCATTCTTAATTCCTTCAGATGAAACATGAGCAGTTTCTAAATCTGTTTCTAAAATGGAGTTGCCACTACCCCAAAAATCATCGCAATTAAAAAATCTTTTAAGATGTATTAATTCTTGATAAGGTAATGTATAAGTTTGTCCGTTGATAAACTTAAATCTTAAATATATATTTCCAGCCTTATCTTGTAATAATTTATCCTCATAAGAAAGTATTGGATAAAATCCAGTAATAAATCCATTGCTATCTTTTGCAATAAAAACAAATGCGTTATTGTAGGTAAATAATTGAGAAACTATTTTGTATATAAAATCGTAGCTGCTCATAATTGGATTTGGTTTATTTTGCAACATAAAGTTAATGTCGCCTTTTATATTATGGTTTACATCGTTTTGTATGTGCTTTGGTGTAAGTTTAGCAGCATGAGTTGCAATTCTGTCAATTGCGGTTCTTGCAACCTTGCTATCATATATATGTTTACCCCATGAGCTGAAAAAAGCTTCATAACCATTAAGAACTTTGTATGTGTTCAATTCTTTTTTGGATTCTTTTTTACCAAAAATTGTTTCAAAAAAACTTCTTTTTTCTTTCATCTTATTCCCCCTGTAAGCTCAAGTAGTCATTCATTTTATCGAATAGAACGCAGTAAGCTATAATAAGACTAACTGCTCCATCTATTCTTGCTCTTTGTTTTTGACCTTTGATTGGTCGTATATTATCATTATCATCTCGTTTTACAGCCGTGTTACATAAACACCACTTTAAAACTGGATTGTTATTATAATTCAATTTCTTTTCTATTAAATCGGCTTCTAACTGTTTCATTGGATTACTCATTGTTTTTGCACCCTGTCGAATCTCTACCATGTCGAATCCATAATTCTTCATTTCATCAATCCAGTAATTAGAGTTCCATGGATCATAACCAATCCATAAAGGTGCTATCTTAAACTCATTGTTCATTCTATAAATCCATTCTGTTACTTTTGAATAATCCACTTTAGCACCTTCACATATCGTTACAAGCCCTCGCTGTTCCCATTTATCATACGGAATCTTATCTTCGTTTATTTTGCTTTCTAGTCTTTCTGAAGCGATAAAGTATTGTTGTAGTACATACTTTCTATCGCCTTTAGCAATTAGCAATGTTGCACAGGTCAAGTCGGTTGTACTTGATAAATCGACTCCACCAACTGCGTAAGTATCGTATATTTCATCCATTTCATAAGTTGACTCATTATTGATAGTATCGAAATCAAGCCACTTATCTTGTTCATTTTGTCTAATATTAAAATCCTTACAAAGTAAGTTAGTTAATTCTGTTGGATTATTTTTTGCACGATTAACCTTATCTCTTAAATCCTTAATGTTCTTGATAGTACCTAAACCAGGATTAGCCTTATACCATTTCTTTTCATCAAGCCATTCACTCGGATTGTCAAGCTCATAGATAACAGGCAAGACTGTTTCATCGACAATATCACTTTTGCCTTCATATCCTTTTATAATTTCAGAGAAATAATCATATTCGTTATCAAAAACACTTTCCCTAATGGTTCCCATTGTAGAGGTTTCAAGCAACATTGGTTGCTCTCTAGCACTCATTGAATCGTACATTACATCAAGCAAGTTTTTATCTTTCCATGCGTGAACTTCATCAGCAATAACAAAGTGAGCATTAAGTCCATCAAGTGAGTTGCTATCACTTGCTAATGCTTTCATTTGACTTTCGGTTTCATCGTAGAATATTCCGCCAACTAAACATCTAATTCTTTTTGCTAGTGCTGGAGATTTCTTTATCATTCTTTTTGCTTCATCCCATACAACTTTAGCTTGTTCTCTTTTAGTAGCGATACTATAAATTTCAGCACCGCCCTCGCCATCTTTAGTAAGCATATAAGTAGCAAGTCCAGAATCCATCGTTGACTTTCCGTTTTTTCTACCAATGAACAAAGCACCTTTTTTGTATTTCCTTATTCCAGTTTCTTTATCAACAAATCCAAATAATGCTTGTATAAAAGCTTTCTGAAATAACTCAAGTGTAACTGGCTTTCCAGCCCACTTGCCTTTGGAATGTTTACAAAATCTTTCAATAAACTCAATCGGTAAGTTGCCTTTTCGTTCATTGAAGATATAAGTGTGTGTTTCATTTTCCTCTGTAATTGCATTAAAAAAAGAAACCTCTTTAGGTTTCTTTAAATCATCAACAAGTTTTTTGTATGTAACTAATACCTTATGATTTGCTTTCTCTGGATTATCTACAAGCCATTTATAGTACTCTTCTATATATGTCATTAAGCATCATCTCCAAAATTTTCAAATCCATCTCCGTTAGAAGATTTTTGTGAATTTTTATCTATCATCTCTTTTAATTTCTCAATTTTAGACATTGCACTATCAGACACTTTTGTGTATTTATCAACTGCAGGATGACAATAAACATTTCCTCTTCCTTTAACATATTCTTTAGTGATAGTTGCTCCATCTTCATTAAATGCTTTTTCTAATCCACTCAACATATTTATCTGCACAATCAATAAATGATATGCAGTTTCAAAAAATGGATTTGTATCTAAACCACATTTTTTTGCATCTGCTAAAATACCCTGTGCTTTTTTCTCAATAGATTTATTTGCCATAAAAACCTCCTTCCAAAAAAACTTATGTGTACCCTACACATTTTTTGAACC